CCGCGCGAGACCGGAGTCATCCTCCTGCAGGTCGCTTTTGCACTCTCTCCGGAGAAGTCGGAAGAGGTCATGGGAGCCGTCGGAAAGGGCTTCCACCCGAAGGCCGAGCCTAAGCCCGAAGCGCCTAACAACTTTTCTAAACCACCGGAAACCCCTGACGCCTCCCTCTTTTCCCCCTTCTTTATCATCTCGATCGTCGCCGCGTCGGTCACGGTAGCCCGGCCCTTCAAATAATCTCCCGCCCTCTCTACCTCGGGGCCGAGGAATCCGACCGAATACTGCTTCGTATTGCTCGCGTCGAGGCGCACCGGAGGGTGATCGTTCGTGACGATGAGCTCGGCGAGCGACTTCATGGACTCTTGCCTAAAGACTTCGTTGGGGTGTCGGAGCTCTCGGCGGATCGTTCCGTCGGCTCGCAGGTAGTTGAAGACTCCCGCGCGCGTCAAGAAAACGTCGGCCTTGAGATATCCTTGAGGGGTGATCGTTGGGGAACCGATAGTTCCCCGATCGTATCGGGTGACTGGCATCCGTACCTTGTAGCTGAAAAACTTTCCGCGCGCAAGTCGATCTAGCTTTCTTGATCGGGAGGAGGCTCAAAATAAGGGAGTGCCGAACACCTGCATTGAAAATCTTGCCCGGGGTGTCCGGTGTCTGCCGGAGGATCGTCCCACGAAAAGACCTCGCCCTCCTTCGAGGCATGATCCGGTCGAACGCGGTCGTCGAGGGAGGTCGACCAAGTATACTTCGAGACGCCGACGTTCGTCTGTCGGCTCTGCGTCAAGTTCCCGTTGAACTTCCCGACCTGATCTCTCGCGATCAAAGTCGCCCGGCTTTCCGAGACGCCGTAAGCGCTTTGAATCTCCGCCTTTATGTCATCGGTCAACTTCCCGCTTTGAACTCCGGAGACGACGGTTTGCTCAACCCTCGAGAGGTAGCTCTCTTTTACCGAAGAGATCAAAGAGACGTTGTTCCGGGTGAAGGATTTTATTTCCGCGTCGAGCCACGGTTCCACTCGAGCGAGGTTGACTTCGAGTACGGCTCCGAAGCTTCTCGCGAACTCACTCTCGTTAAAGTCGCTGACTCGCACGGCCGCCTTCTTCGCAAGTCGAGCGATCTCCTCCACGCTGTACTGTCGAAGAGACTGGATCCTCGCGAGCCTCATGACCTCTTCGATTTGATCGACGAAGTCGTCGGAACGGTCGGCGTCGGCCCTCGGTTTAGAGTTCTTCGAGCTCGCGAGTATCGAATCGACGGCCGGGACGACGAAGGTCTCTACCGCCCGTTTCTGAACCTCGAGAAAAGCTAAGAGCTCGGAGGCGTAAGCCCGCTCTTGAGCCTTTATCGACTTAGGCCGAGGCGGCTTTTTTAGCGCTAACTTTTGCCCGCGCGCCCTCGCAAGCATCGCCTTTTGAGCGATCAAGTTCGGGACGAGGGCGTCAAGCCGATATGTTTGAGGGCTTCGAGGGGTCGGCATCAGGGGTTTCCGGTGGTTTAGAAAAGTTGTTAGGCGCTTCGGGCTTAGGCTCGGCCTTCGGTTGGAAGCCCTTTCCGACGGCTCCCATGACCTCTTCCGACTTCTCCGGAGAGAGGGCAAAAGCGACCTGCAGGAGGAGGACGCCGGTCTCGCGCGGGATCTTCTCCTCGGCGACCTGGCCTATGATCTCGAGCATGGAAGTGACTTGAACGCCGGTTAAAGCGGCTTGAGGGCTCGTGACCTGGTTCTCTTGCGCTCCGGTCGGGACGTCCGGCTTCTGAGAGTTCGGGTCTTCCTCGACGGTCTTCGCCGTCTTGACAGGCTCGACGATAGGCTCCTCTTCCGAGTCGGGGTCGTCTTTCGGGTCGACGGCCGGGGCGGCGATCGCGGTCCGGAGCTTCTTATTCAAAGTAGTTTCGAACGAGTACTTCCCTGAGCCCCATCGAGACTCTGAGACTTCGTCGTTGTCGAGGGTTTGAAGCTCGACATAAATCTTGTCGGTGTCCGCCTGAATCTTCCGCGTCTCGACGATCTCCTTCTCGCTCGGCTGCCAGAGGGGATTAAATTCTATCCCCCACTTTGCCGGGATTTTTCCTCCGGCCGGACCTTTTCTCGCAGCCAGAAGGAACATCGTGATCTGGATCGCTATCGGGCGAAGATCGCTCTCTTGCTTGTTCTTGATATGATCGTACCAGTTTTTTTTCTCGGAGTTCCCTGTCGCCCCTAAGCCCGAAGGAGACTCTCCGAGGAGGACGGTGTGAGGTAAGTCGGTAGCCGCGACGAGGCGGGCGTTGATCATCTTCAAGAGATCGGGAAGCCCGGCGACGGAGGTCGACTTCCTCTCGATCTCCTCCCCCTCTTCTATGACGAGCCCGTTTACGATCGAGCTCGTCGCCATCAAGAGCTCGAGCCGCTTTTGAACGACCTTCTCGTCCCCTTCCGCGATCATGTCCGATAGGTTCTTAAGCTTTATGACCATCTGCGAGAAGTCCTCGACGATCAAAGCCGCCGAGTCGTTTGAGGCCTGGTAGTTCCGCACGGGGTTGTAGAGCTTCGCGAGGACGGAGTTTCCCCACCATTTTAAAGTCGATTTGTAGTACCAAGGAACCTCCCGCCCTTCGAATCGAACGATCCGAGACCAATGAATCTTGACGTCCCCGGCCTCGTTCGCGAGCTTAGAGAGTTGAGAGGTCGTCGTTCCGAGGTTCTCGACTTTGTAGTAAGTCGGCCGCCCGAAATTGCTCGAGGTGACGTCGAGGTCGATCGCGCCGGTAGAGTCGTAAGGGACGAGCCGATGACAGTCGAGGACGGTCAGATATTCGACCGCTTCGATCTTCGAAAAGTCGACGGGCTGGTCTGGCGTCAAGCCGTCTTTGAGGCCGACGATCATCCCCGCACCCCCGTACTGGCGAGCCCACTTAAGGCCTTGCTCGATTTTCTTATAGATCCCGAGGCGCTCGAATTCCGCCCCCATCTTTTCGGTGAGCTCCATCTGGCCCGGCGCCGTAGTCTTCCAACCCTCCCGCATCATCTCCTCGGCCGGTCGGTCGACGATTCTCTCTGCCACGTCGTCGCCGCCGTAAAAGTCGTCGGCGCTCTGACGGTCTAAGTAGGTAAATGTGACGCGAGAGCCGGTTCTTTTGTCGCGATTCTTAACGCCGAGGTTGGTCAGGATGTTCTTCCAACCGTCGCGGCGAAAGGCTTTCGGCCAAGAGGTCATAGATTTAGCGGGGGTCACGGCAGGGAGTGATGTATCCATTCGGTTCTTTTATCTGAAAAGGCTTTGAGGCGCAAGGCGGGTTTTGGTTGACAGCCTCGTTTAAGCGGAGAAGTCGTCTCCGAGAAGGTTCTTAAGTCGGTCGGTGTTCTTCCCGAAGAGCTCCTCGAGTGCCTGAGTCGTCCCGTCGACCTGATCGTCGAAGTCCCCCGGGAACCGAGAGTGCTCGTCGACGAAGCCGACTATCCAAGGAGCGATCGAAGAGTGAGGTAGCCAGACGAACCCGCCATTAGTAAGGTCGGAAACGGTAGAGGCGCGGGCGGGCTTCGAACCATCCGGGGTCTTAGGCGTCAGGCCCGGGATCTTGCCCTTCAGGGCGTTGAGGATCGCGTGACCGTTCGCCTTCTTCTCGACGATCTTTTTAAAGGCCTTAGGGAACATCTCCGAGACCATTATGATCGCCTTCTTAGAGTCGGTATATCCGACCTGCTTCCGAAACTGATGAATCAAATAGGCGTAAGGCCCGACCTTCCCCCAAACCTGCCCGACGACGAAAGAGTTCGCGTCGCCCTCCTCGAAGGAAAAGTCCCACGACTGAATCATGCGATCGAACTTCTTCGGCAGGACTTGATAGTATTTCCACCCCTTCGGGTCGAATATCTTCCCGCCTTCCGGAGACGGCTTCCCTTGAAACAAGGCGCTGAAGACTCGGGGGTCCTGGGCTCTCGCGCGCTCGAGGCGTTTTAGACTCATCTTCTCGGGCCAGAGAGGCTCTCCCATCTCGCGCGGATCGTAGTCGGACGGGGTCTCGGCGATCGATTCTAGGTTGATGTGTTCCCACTGCTCCGCTCCCTCGTCCTTCTTCGCCTTGTCGAGGACCATTCCGGCGAGGTCCTCCTCGTCCCATCGGGTCATGCAGATCAAAAGCTTGCCCTCTCGGCCGTCCTTCTTCGAGTCTTCGAGGCGAGACCAAAGGGTCGATGTGTACCACTCCCAAATCGCTTTCCTTATGACCTTCGACTTCGCTTCCTTCCAGTTCTTGACCGGATCGTCGACTATGATCAAGTCCCCGCCGGTTCCGGTTATCGGCCCCCCCACCCCGGCAGACTGATATATTCCACGGCGGCCGACGATCTCGAAGAGGTTCGAATTCCGAAGCCATCCCCCGCGCGCGTCGTTCCGAACGTTATCCCCTCCGAGGCGGGTGTCCGGGAATAATAGCCGATATCGGTCGGAGTCTATGATCCTCTGGACGTCGCGGTTCATCCTCGAGGCTAAGCTCGCGGCGTAGGACGTCGAGATGACTTGCAAGTCGGGGTTCTTTCCGAGGGCGAAGGACGGGAAGCGCCGAGACACGAGCTCCGACTTTCCGTGACGTGGCGGGGCCGATATGACGAGTCGCGTGATTATACCCGCAAGGAGTCGCTCGAGAGCTCGGATTATGATCTCGTGATGCCAATTAAAGATGTAATCGGGTTTGGTGTAGAGGGTGAAGGCTCGAAGGGTTTCCCGAGCGGAGTCGATCGCCTCGAGCTCCCGAAGGATGAGCTCCTCCCGGTCAAGATCGAGGAGTCTTCGATTCATTCTTTTCCTTCGCGAGTTCTCGGAGTCGGGCGGCCCTTTGCTCCGGAGTCATCTTCGCCACCTTCTGAGCCACCGCGGCGGCCGTCGAGAACCCGAGTGGCTCCCCGTCGGCTCCCGTCAGTTCGTTCCGCTCGATGTAGCCTCGGCGCTTCCCTTGGGTTTTGAGGTAGAAGATCGTTGCAGTAACGCCTTCGGCCCGGTTCCGTCCCATCGCGGAAAAGAGTCGGCTCTCGGCGAAGTCGAGGGCGACGTCCTTGACTCCCATCGCCGCTTCCTCGAAGGCAGAGTCGGTTTTACACCAGGCATAAAAGGTCGTTCGGGTAATCCCCGTTTCGGCGCATGCCATCGATACGACGCCCCTATGTTTAACGAGGGCTCGGAGGAGCTCGTTTTTAGAGCGCAAGGTTTTGTTAGTAAGCGTCGGCCCCGCTTTATGCCCCCCGACCTGTTCCCTCTTCTTCCCCGCGACCTCAGAGATTTCGTCCGGCTCGTCGGTCAAGACGGGCGCGTTCGCGTCGAGGAGCCGCTTCTGAAGCTCGACCGCCCTCTTCTCGGGGTCGAGCTCCTTTGGGGCCTTCGGGTTCTTATCGGGTTTCGTTTTTCGTTCTTTCGGCTTCATGTCCAGAGGATGCGGGAAGGGAGGACGGGAGTCAATAAAAAACCCCGTCGGGATCTCTCCCTTCGGGGTCTAGATTTTCGGAACCTCGGCCACGGCGGAGAGATCGGCGTTATGAGAACCGGGATCGAGCTTCTCCTCGCTTAGAAGAGTCGCGCTCCCATCCTTATTCTTTTTCCAGAATTGAACCACTCCCCCCTCGGCCATCCCGTAATCGATCGCCGCGTGAGTCGCCTCTCCGCCGGTAGATTCCTTCGCCGCGTCTCGGATGATGACGCAGGACTCGGCCTCGTCGAGAACGTTGTCAATCGCGAGATTCATTTTCTGTTCGTAAAATTTATCGAAGCCGGAGTCTGTGAAATCAGGACCGGCCCGGACCTGATATAGCTCGGCGAAGGCGAATCGGAGCTCCTGACTCTTACTCTTCCCCGACCGAACCCTAGCCTCTACGTCCTCCCGCCACTTCTTTCGCGCGTTGATCGCCGCCGCCTCCTTCTCCGTCCAAGTGGGAGGAGAGGCCGGGTCCGGAATCGGCTCGTCGATAGCGACGGACCCCTCGGCGAAGCCCTTTATTCTTTCACCACCGAACGTGACGACGACGTCGCTCGCTTTAAAGGTCTTAACGACCTTTCCGTCCTCTTTTATTTTTGTTTCTTCTCCGCTCATCGTAAACCTCCTTGATTTCGACGCCGTGATAGGCGCGCATTAGTTTTTTCTTCAGGAGATACATCGCCGTCCGAACGCCTTTGACGTCCTCAACGATCGTCCTCCCGCCCTCTTCGTAAACGTGATCTGCAACGTATTCGCAGACTAAAAACCCGTTGATGATAAACGGGAACCTCACTTGACGCTTAAGTTCCCGGATCTCCCCGGCCCTCTCGAGCATCTCAAGATCGAGCCACCTCCGCGCCTCGAGTCCCGACTGGAACTTCTTTCCCTGAATCTCGACGGTCGTCGAGTTATACTTCGTCTTTTTCGGTCGCTGAAGGATGATCTCGGCCCCGAGAGCCGGAAGCAAATCCTCGGCCTGTTTTTTCGTCATTCGAATCATGAGTTTCAAATCTTCTGAAAAACTCCCTGCTGACACTCTATGAAGCTCACTCCGTCGTCGGCCCTTTTCTTGCAGGACAAAACCATCTTTCCGTCAACGTCTTCCGCCCCTGAGCAATAGAACTCTCCATCATCAAGGTTTTGACCGAATTGAATGTCGTCGCGATTGGGAGTCGCGCAGTCTTCAGCCTTTCCGCAAAAAACAGAATCCTCTTCCGGGTTCAGGACGACGTGCTCGCATTCTTCGCTTTGCGGAGAGAAGATTCCGACTTGCAGAAAATGACAAGCTCCGTCGCAGCCTTCGACGCATTCGAAAGATTCCTTGAGGGCGTGAGTTTTCGGCCTCTCAGGATTCGAACACGCCGCTCCGCCATCGCCTTCCTGACCGCAACCGACGACGGAAGAGCCCAGGATTGAAACCATTAAAATTAACATGAAGTTTTTCATGTAGATCTCCTTTTTCTGTTGTTTTTGTTTAGAACCAAAATCATAAATAAATCACCGATAGAAAAGCTTGCTCAAACCTCACCCCCGTCGAAGACGTGCCAGACGTACATTCTATCCTCGACCGTCGAAACGAAGCGCCAGGCGACCTCTGTTTCCGGAAACTCGATCCCCGTCCCTATGACGAGAATCCGCCTGATCCCAGAAGAGTGACGAGGAGCCACCTTTGCCCACAAATAAAGCCCCCCTCCGGTTAGCCTGGCACTTAATATTTCAGCTCCGCGCGGCATATTTATTTCGTGCTCGCAATTCCGTCCGTTGACCTCGAACTTCCAAATCTCCGTGTTCAAATAAAGTTCATCCATAATTGTCGTCCTTCCTTTCGAGGCGGCCAGGATCTCATCGATCGTGTAACCGAGATCCGGCGGAACAAGCTTCGAGAACTCTCCAGGCGGCATATCAAGCACCTCCTTGATTAACCGTCTCATCCCCTCGCGGAACTTCGCGTCCTTCACCGGGTCCGAGTCAAAGTCGATCGATCGACCGAGCTCAGAATCGGGGTCGACTATGATTCCGCAGCTCCAGTCTTCCTCTTTTTTAAAGGGATTTATATACTTGACTCACCTAACTGCTCTTGGATGGAAGACAACGCCCAAGATAAACCATTCTCATATCCATAGAGAATATCACTACCTAAGTTCTTATAACTGCCCTGTTTTTTACGGATTTTTTTAATTTCTCTTTTGATTTCATCGGCTATTTTTTCCAGTGTTTTTGTGTTCATAAATTCTCCTTGGTTGTGTCAGGTATATAGTTCCCTTTTTAAAGATCCCGTCGCTCATCTATAAACTCGCTTCCTCGGCCCGCCGACTCGGTCGCTCCGAAGCTCTTCGCTATTCCAGTTTTTACCGTAAACCCGACTCGCCTATTCCGGAGAGAGGCTAAACAAATTGACTTCGAACCCCCGAACCATATCGTCTATAACTAACTGAACCTTGTTAAAATCGTGAAGAGTTTTCCGAGGCTTTTCAACGAAGACTCCGGAGGTCGAGTCGCGCTCGAGTTCTATGTCTCCGCTCATGGTTCTATTAAATGTTTTCGGCATAAAAATCGAATGAGTTTCGGCTGCCCCCGTCGGGTAGTCCAGTTTTATTTAATCCTCCGGAAGGTGTAGGCCGCGACCAAAGGGTTTAAGCGCCAAGCACCGTCTCCATGAATCTTGTCCCATAACTGTGAGAATGAATCTCTATAACCTTCATGAACATACCCACCAGAGTCGCCGTAAATCGGAAAAGTCGGCGAAACACCCTCCGCCTTCGCGTCCTCTTCAGTTATATATCGGAGCCTTTGAATCCGAACCTCCTCGACAACTAGATCGTACCTAGAAGCCCATCTCGGCATGAAGCGAGGATTTATAAAGCGAGGCTGGGCCTTAAAGTATTTATTATGATCGAGGGCCTCCGGAACCGAGAACTCCTTCTTTCCGGAAATCGTTTTAACACCCTGATAGACGATCGTCCCCTTAGAAACGTTTTCCTTTTTATTGACGATCAATTCTTCCAAGAGGAAAGACTCCCGGACCCACAGGACGTCGTCGGTTTCATACGGCGTCTTAAACCCCTCAACAACCCTTCGCTCTCTTCCCCTGTCGGTAAAACTCCTGCCCTCTGGATCCACGACGGAATAATCCCAAGTCCCCGAAAGTTTCTTGTTCGTGCTCGAAAAGATATAAGTCCACCGACCGGTCCGGTCCGACTCAGGCTGAACTCTCAAGATGCGCCTCGTTTGAGTTTTCAAGCCAAGCTCTAAAGCGGCGACCATCTCCGGCATAAATGAGATTCCTTTTTCCTTTTTTTTCATTCTCATCACCTTAAAAAAATGGGGGGGGGTAGGTTTTCGAGAACTAATCCCCCCCGTTAGTTATTTAAGCCGCTTCGGAGATCTCCCGCCAGTCTGAAGCAGGGATGTCTAAAATCTTCCCTCCGACACGCTCGAGCTCCGTCGCGTCGTCGTAGCTCTTGACGTCCTCCGCGGTCCTGGTGACGGCGTTCAAGAGCCCCCATCGGGTCAGGTCCATGTCTCGGATCAGGTGAGTCAAGATCCCGTTCTGGACCCCCTCGTTTAGCGAGAACACCTTTCTGGTCACCTCGACGACCTTCGAGAGATCGTCGCTCTTGATCTGATCGCGAGCGGCGAGCTGCATCTTTCGGAGTTGAGCGTGAAACAGGTCGGCGTTGAAAGCGCCCGCGACCACGTCTCGAACCTTCATCCAAGAGGAACCTTGCTTCATGATTTTCTCCTTTTCGAGGGCCGCGGAACCGACGAGACCATCCCGTCCGATCCCCCGCCCCATTTGTAAAGAGAAATTAACAGAACCCCGTCGGGTTGTAAAGAGAAAAAAACAATGGGCTTACGATTTTTTTTAGAGGGGTCCGAGGACGGCTTCTTCCCCGTCCGAGCCAGACAGCCTCCGACCGACCGGATCGACCTTCAAGAAACCCCTGCACTTGGAGAGATCTTCGGAGATCTCCGCGATCCTGTTCGCGAGATTCCCGAGGCGCTCGTCGAAGTCTCCATGCAAAAACGAGTCGGCTATGAAGCGAGCCGCCTGTCCTATTTTGCCGAGCCTCCACGAGTCGAGCTTGATCCCGGACGCCTCCTCGAACTCTCGAACGCGCTTCTCAAGGTTTTCCTTTTCCCTTTCCAGCTCGTGAACTTTTCTCGCGTGATGCTCCGGTCCGTTCTTGACGCCGTCCTCGAAGCCTTTATTAAGAGCCTCCAACCTGATCCGCTCCTCGGCGTCGAACCGCTTTCTCATGAGAGAGGCGACGAAACCTACGTCGAGCTGTTTCGGATTTAACCTCGGGGCCTGCTTCTTAACCGAGAGCCGACCGCCCTTCGCGACGAGCAGACCCCAATTTGCCGGGAGCTCCTCTGGAAGAACGACCTTCTCGTCGCTGGCGATCACAAACCAGAAGTCGCAATATTGTTGAATCGCCTCCGACTTGCTCGGATCTTTTAGTTCTCGGAGCCAATCGGAGCGGGAGACCTTCAGCTCGAGGCCCTGAATACTGAGACCGCGCGACGGCCAGATCGAGACCGCTATCGCGTCCGCGTGACGCGAGCACCCGAAGCCGGTCGAGTTTCCGACCTCTTCGAAGAGCGCCCAGGCGGGAGAGGCCCATTTCTTTCGGACGAGAGCCCTAAGTTCTTCGGTGTTCATGAATCCATCCTCTCTTTTTTCCGCTTTTCGTTCACGGCTTTAGCCTTTCCGCCTTTACGTCCAGCCTCTCGCGCCTCCTCCGTCGTGAACTCGTGAGCTCTTCCCATTCTGTGGGCTGCCTTCCCGCCTTTTCTAGCGACTCGTCGGCGCTCGTCCTCGCTCAACGAGGCGAACCCGCGGCGGCTTATTTTATTTTTCATCTTCCAACCGTCCTTTCAATGAACCGACTCAGAGTCGGCGTTTGTTTTAGACCGGCAATCTTCGCACTCCGCGTCGTGCAACACCTTGACGATGACGGCGGCGACCTTTCCGGCGTTCTCGAGGTCTAAGACGAGAGGCTTCGCCTTCGGGTTCCCAGGATCGAAGTCGATCGTGACGAGCTTCTTCCCTCCTTGGTTTATAAGACCGCAGGAGAACCGAGCGAACCTGTAAGGTCCACCTTCGTCCTCCCCGTCCGGCGCTTCTACTTCTGAAGCGTCGACTCCGGGACCGCCGAAGAATGAGAATTGAGAAAACGCCGCCGACAGCAGCTTCGCCACCTCGACTACGTGGTTCGACACCGGCGCTTCCCTCAGCTTTCCGATCCGGTCGAACTCGAGAAGGAAGTCGACGAACTCCTTCGTCTTCTCGATGATCGCCTTCATCGCCACCGGTGAGTCTTTTTTTGATTCCGTTTTTTGATTCTCCATCTCGCCCTCCTATGAATAAAGCTCGACGAAGGCCCTCAAGGCGATCTTCGCCGAGCGTCGGTTTTCTGGTTCGTTCCAAAATAAATTTATGCCGCTCGGGTGAGGGGCGACGATCCCGCGGAAGCAAGACTTATCGACGAGGAAGAGGTCCGGGACGAGGAACTCTGGCTCTATGCCGAAGACCCGGGCCGTCTCCCGCCCGAAGAAGACGACGTTCCGATCGTTGACGAACTTCATCAAAAACTCCCGACGCTCCTTCGGGACCATGCTCTTCGAGAAGGCGTCGCCCTTTCCCTTCTTTCCCGTAAAAAAATCGAGGACGTTGATCCGATCATAGTCCCGAAAGAAGTCCTTCTCAGCGACGCCCATGAGACGGCGGATTGTAATCCCGGACGGTCCGGAGAACGGCTCCTTCGGGTCCGATGTCGAAGAGGGCGCTTGCCCGACGAGGAGGAGCTTTCTCATCCGGAAGCTCCGCCTTTTATCGCTAGCCATCCCGCGAAGTTTAAACACCGCCAGAAG